GAGATAGACAATTATTTTCTACTTCACTGCCACCCGAGTACCCGTATCAGGTCGTGGGTGGCAACCAAACAGTTAAGCAAACAGATTTTGATGATAGAATTGATGTTGTTCCCGTTTCAGATCCGAACATGTTCTCGATGTCACAACGAGTTGCAATGGCTCAATTGCAATTGCAACTTGCACAAAGTAATCCAGAACAACATAACATGCAAGAAGCATACCGCCGTATGTATCTCGCATTGGGCGTGGACAATATTGAGGCGTTGCTTCCCCCACCGCCTCAACCACAGCCGACAGATCCAGCATTAGAAAATTCTATTGCGTTATTAGGCAAGCCACTAAAAGCTTTTCCAGGACAATCACATAAAGCACACATCGATGCACATCGTGCTTTCATGTCTAGTATGTTGGTGAAAAGTAATTTAGGTGCAATGAGTTTATTACAAGCACATATTTCTGAACACGTATCTTTTCAAGCGAGAGAAGAAGTGATGCAAGAAATGGCACCACAATTACAACAAGCTATGCAGCTTCCACCAGAACAACAGCAACAACTTCAAATGCAAATTGAAAGTAAGATCGCTGAAAGAATTGGTGTCATAACAAACAATATGGTTGTTGAAGAACAAGAAATGATGGAAGGTATGGATCAAGATAGTCTTGTTGAATTACGTAAAAAAGAATTAGATCTGCAAGCAGCAGAACTAAGAAGAAAAGAAAAAGCTGATGATAACGATGTAGCCGTTGATTTGTTAAAATTAAAACAAAAAGAAAAACAAAACAAAGACAACCTAGAGTCAAGACAAGATATAGCTGGACTTAGAGCAGCGGTTACGTTATCTAAAATGAATGGTCGATCTAACCGATAAAGTATTTAATCCAGAGCTCGCTCTTGAGATATATCAAAGTGTAAAAGCTAGGGCTAGTAAAGATAATATTCATTTAGTAGATTTTGCTGCAGCTTTAATTACTTGCTCTAAGGTCATTCTCAGGGAGGAACTTGGAGAAGAAGAAGCCAAGGTTTTATTTGACTTAATAAATAAATCTTGGATTGTCGAGAAAACTAGTGTAACACTTCACTAATGAAAAGATTAAAACCAGTACCAAGTAAAAATAAAGGACTACCAAAGCTACCTAAAGCTGTAAGAAATAAAATGGGCTTTATGAAAAAAGGCGGACTAGCAAAAGCTACTGCAGCATTAAAAGCTAGAGGCTTAAAGCGAGGCGGCCCTGCAAAAAAGAGAGGCTAACAATGAACTTTAAAAAAACAAAAGTAGAAGTGGTAAAACCAAAAAACCCTTTTCCTAACATGAAAGTTGGTTCTGATGCTGCTATTGTTTACTCACCTTTTGTTGTAAAACAGAACAAAGGTGGAGGTCCAAAAGGACAGACTAGCAAGGCTCAGATCAAAAAAGTTGCTTTCAAGGGCGTAAAGTAATAAAACCCTATCAACAAAGGAGGTTTGTATGAACTTACTAAAAGATCTTTGGGAACACTTAAAAGAGTGGTCCGACTGGAAAATGAAAGATTGGATTAAAGCTGGAATAGTAGCAATAATTGTTATTGCAATTATAGGAGCAATATAGAATTTATGTGGCAACTCTTAGCTAAACCTTTACTTGGCGTCGTCGCTGACGGCGTCAAGGGTTTTGTAGAAACAAAAAAAGCAAAACAAGAATTAAAACTTACAACAATTAAAGCAACTCAAAAACTTAAAGAAGACCAGATCGCTGGTAAAGTTGCCTGGGAACAAAGCGCTGTCGATCAAATGAAAGGGAGCTGGAAAGATGAGGTAGCTCTCATTGTCCTACTACTTCCAGCCGTTTTAGTCTTCACGCCTTTACAAGATCATGTACATCAAGGGTTTATCGCCTTGCAAGACCTACCGTCATATTACCATAATTTACTTTACATTGCGATTTCTGCGAGTTTTGGGATTAAGGCTGGTTCTAGTGCGATAGGTCTATTTAAAAAGAAATGAACCTAGAGAGATTATTAGAATCAGTAAAGAAACACGAAGGGTATCGTAACAAAGTATACCTCGACACACTTGGTAAGCGAACCGTGGGCGTAGGTCATCTTTGCGTTGAGGATTTTTGGGAAGATGACAAAGAATATGAAGAGTCTTTTCTTATGGAGATATTACAAAGAGATTTGCAAGAAGCTATTCGTGGTGCAAGAGAGTTGATGGAAGAACGAGACTGCTTAGAAATAGATGACAAAGCAGAAGAATTAATAATAGAGATGGTATTCCAATTAGGCAGAACAGGTGTTTCAAAATTTAATAATATGTGGAAATGTTTGTCTGAACAGAATTATATAGGGGCGAGTTTCGAAATGCTCGATAGTCGTTGGGCAAAACAAACACCTAATAGAGCTAAATCCATGGCCAATCAAATGAAGGCATGCGGTTAGAAAACTTTTTTACAGCTTACAAAAACGATTTAATTGCTAGACAAAAGCAAGTGGAACAGTCTATATTAGGAGGACTGTGTAAGGACTGGTCAGATTATAGATATTTGATTGGTAAACTTGCAGCACTTAAACAAGAAGAACAGGAACTCACGGACCTGCTTAGAAAAACGGAGCTAGAAGATGACTAAACCAAAGCTAATAGTACCAAAACATGTTTGGGATGGTGCACAAGCCGAGAAAAAAAAGAATGAATTAGAAAAAGTACCTCAACCAGCCGGTTGGAGATTGGTTCTGTTTCCACTAAAATTAGAAAATAAAACAAAAGGTGGTCTATACTTAACTGATGATACGGTTGAGCAATCACAGGTGACTACAAATATATGTAAAGTTTTAAGGACCGGCCCTGAAGCTTACAAAGACAAAGAAAAATTTCCTAGTGGCCCTTGGTGTAAAGAGGGTGATTGGGTTCTCATAACTAGATATGCGGGTTCTCGTATTCGTATCGATGGTGGTGAGCTAAGGATAATTAACGATGATGAAATTTTGGCGGTTGTTGATGATCCTAGAGATATATTACCGCCCAACATAATGTAACATGGAGAAGTCTATGCAACCACAAGTGCAATCAGAGCAAGATAAAATGGTGCCGATAGATACATCGGGCGACGCTGTTGAGATCGAGCTTAAAGAAGAAGAAATAAAACAAGAAGATAAAAAAGACGGTGAAGTTGAAGTTGTTCAGGAATCACCAGAAGAAACTAAAAAAGAAGATACTAGTCAAAAACAAGAAACAAAAGATGAAGAGTTAGAAGAGTATTCAGCATCTGTAAAAAGACGTATCGATAAACTCACACGCAAAATGCGTGAAGCTGAGAGAAGAGAACAAGCTGCAATTGAATATGCAAAAAAAGTTCAAGAAGAAATTAAAACAATAAAAACAGATAAAAAAGAATCCGATGTAAATTATGTTTCTACCTTGTCCACTCATCTAGAGTCACGTTTAAAATCGGCTCAAGATAATTTAAAGAATGCTATCTCTGGTGGAGATGTTGACAAACAAGTTCAATATCAAAGAGAAATAGCTGAACTAACTGGTCAAGAAGATAGAGTCAAACGAGAAAAAACTCGTTTAGAGAAGCAGGTTGAGCAGAAAGAAACTTCTGCTAGTATTCCTCCCGAAACGCCTGCTTCAGATGTCAAGCCACCTCCCAGCCCTAAAGCAGTTGCTTGGGCAGATAAGAACCCTTGGTTTGGAGAAGATCAAGTTATGACGTATGCTGCTTATGGCATACATCAAAAACTTATCGGTGACGAAGGTTTTGATTCTAATTCTGATGAATATTACGAAGAAATAGACAAAAGAATGAAAAAAGAGTTTCCTCATAAGTTTAAAAGTGATACTAATGAGGTACAAGTAAGTAACAGTAAACCTGTCCAGACTGTTGCCTCTGCCAATCGTACGACAAAAACTGGACGCCGCACTGTGAAACTCACACCCTCACAGGTAGCTATTGCAAAGAAACTTGGTGTGCCACTTGAAGAATACGCAAAACACGTGAAGGAAGGAGCGTAATATGACTACAAAAGGAATTAAGACTACCTCACGCAAGCTCGAGACCCGAGATAAAGAAGCTCGACCTAGAGGATGGGTACCTCCGTCTAACTTAGACGCACCCGAACCACCAGAAGGATTTCATCATAGGTGGATCAGAACTGAGTATCGTGGTCAACAAGACGATAAGAACGTCATGGGTAGACTACGAAGCGGTTATGAACCAGTTATGGCAAGTGAATATCCTGACAGGATAGATTTACCATCTGTTTCAGATGGCAAATGGAAAGGTGTGATTGGAGTTGGAGGTTTGATACTGATGCGATGTCCGATTGAAGTTAAAGAAGATAGGGATGCTTATTTTCAAGGCAAAACAGTCGACCAGAACAATTCAGTAGAAAACGATTTACATAAGGACGAGCACCCAGCGATGCCAATTCATCAGGATAGGCAAAGCAGAGTAACTTTTGGAGGCAATAAAAAGTCTTAATGGTTAAGATTTTAGTTCCTCCAGCAATTTAAGGAGACTTATATGGCTAATATTGATCAAGCTTTTGGTCTACGACCGATTGCGAAGTTAGGTTCTGTTCCAGGAGGAACTACAGGAACTACTAAATACTCTGTTGCGGACAACCAAGGTACAGCGATCTTCACTGGCGACCCAGTTAAATATAAAAACGACGGTACAGTTGAAGTAGCTACTGCAGGTGATCCAATATG